AATGTCGGATTCCATTACAGCGCCAGCTGCGTTGACATTAGTAGAATTAGTTACATCTGCGTTAGAATCAATATTAGCTAACTTTTCTTTATATGCAGTAGTGAAGTTTTCCTGTGTTTGACTAGCTACAACAAAATCTAAAGTACCATCTTGATCTTGATATGTAACTGTAATTCCAGTTTCAGTATTACCAGTTACCATACCTCCTACAAAATCTTCTACTTCCTCTTCTGTAAGTTGAGTACTATTATTAGTAGTCCATTTTACACCTGATGGTTCACCGCTATCCGCTGTTAAAACACTAAAGTTAGTTCCCACAGGTACTACGGTTGGACCACCTTGTGCTAAACCAACTAATAATTCACCTTTACTATTAATGTCGGATTCCATTACAGCACCAGCTGCGTTGACATTAGTAGAATTAGTTACATCTGCGTTAGAATCAATATTTTCTAACTTTCCTTTAAATGTAGTAGTAAAGTTTTCATCTGTTTGACTAGCTACAACAAAATCTAAAGTACCATCTTGATCTTGATATGTAACTGTAATTCCAGTTTCAGTATTACCAGTTACCATACCACCTACAAAATCTTCTACTTCCTCTTCTGTGAGTTGAGTACTATTAGCAGTAGTCCATTTTACACCTGATGGTTCACCGCTATCTGCTGTTAAAACACTAAAGTTAGTTCCCACAGGCACTGCTGTTGGACCACCTTGTGCTAAACCAACTAATAATTCACCTTTACTATTAATATCGGATTCCATTACAGCACCAGCTGCGTTGACATTAGTAGAATTAGTTACATCTGCGTTAGAATCAATACTTTCTAACTTATCTTTATATGCAAAAGTGAAGTTTTCCTGTGTTTGACTAGGTATAGCTGTCCATTTTACACCTGATGATTCACCACTATCCGCTGTTAAGACGTAGTTATTAGTTCCCACAGGTACTGCTGTTGGACCACCTTGTGCTAAACCAATTAATAACTCACCTTTACTATTAATGTCGGATTCCATTACAGCGCCAGCTGCGTTGACATTAGTAGAATTAGTTACATCTGCGTTAGAATCAATACTTTCTAACTTTCCTTTAAATGTAGTAGTAAAGTTTTCATCTGTTTGACTAGCTACAGCAAAATCTAAAGTACCATCTTGATCTTGGTATGTAACTGTAATTCCAGTTTCAGTATTACCAGTTACCATACCTCCTACAAAATCCTCTACTTCCTCTTCTGTGAGTTGAGTATTAGTACCTGTGGTAGCTTCCCAAGTTAAACCTCCTGTATTGCCAGATTGAGCTGTTAATACATAACCATCTGTAGGAGCATTACTTATTTTTAAATTAGCTTCATCAATTACATCATCTGAAACTTCAGTAGCTCCATCTCCTGTAGATGTAACTTCTCCAGAATGATTTGGATGTAAATAGTTACCAACAGTTACCGGTGTAGTTAAAACGTCCTCAGCATTGGTTTTAAAGGTGACGTAATCGGCTTCAGGGATTAGCCATTTGCAAGAACTGGTTTCAGTTGTGGTGACGACGTTACTTTTTGTAAAGCTGAATATTCCTGTGGATCCGAGAACATTGGCCTTCACTCTTTCATCGTTAGAGTCAAGAGTTGATACGCATTGTGTATTGACTAGTAAAACGTCTGTTACTAGAGATGTAAGCCCTGCAACGAATAGAGAGTTATAAATGGCAGGTATGTCGGGCACAGTTATTAGATTCGTGCTGGTTTCGTTGCTCTCGTACAAGAAAACGTCGGAGTCTTCAATAAGACCGATTTGTAGCATTTTAGTGCCAGATAATTCGCCGCCTACTTTATTGCTTTTTCTGACGTAAGCGATATTGGCGCCTTGTACCTTTAGCTCGGTAGTGAGTTCGTGATAATAGGTACTAAAAGCCATGAGAAATGGTACGGAGCATCTTTACACCAGTGTAGCCCTACCGTTACTTCATCTAAGCTTCATTTGCCCTTCATACTTCTCTATTAGGCCTGTATAGAGCCCGTGTTGAGGATGCTCAGGCCTATAGCGACCATCTTTTACATAGAGAGCATCAAGCCGCTTCTGCCTTTTGTTCATGGCCTTGATGTCTTCAGCACCAGGCTTTGATAATTCAGTCATTGCGGTGAGGGGTGTCGGCGTTATCTGCGAGAACACAAAAGAGAACAAAGCTAATCAGCAGGATGATGATGAAAATGGCCAAGAAGTTTCCCATTACTTAGTGAGACCTGTGAATTCGGTCATGAGCCTTAGCGAATTAACAGCAACTATGCTTGAAAAAGTCCATATCCATTTGGCGCGAAGCTGCTTTAGTCCTTTGGGAGGTTCTTTGGCTTTAACGCCGTCAAAGCTTGAAATACAAGCTGAATGACTGAGTTAGATCTTAATTTTGATAAGCCTATGAGTTCAGAAGCTCCGGTAACTAAAATCCAAAACCAGGGTTCTTGGAGAAAATCCATTAGCGGCGCGTATGACTTGGGTTCATATTAGCCTGGTTATGACCAATAATCGCTTCTATGCCTACTGGAACGATGATGGCAATGACCATTACCAACGCCAATGCTTGAGCCACTTTCTTCTCTAGGTCGCCAATTCGTTTGAATAGCTCCTTCTTGGTTTCGTCATCCGCTCGTTTTTCGTGTAGTAATTGATTGACGTGAGCCTTAAGCGTGGCCAGCTCACGTCCTTGCTCGTACTCGTCCATTCTCTATTCCCATAGGTGCCTCTTTTACTAGAGGTGAGGGTGGTAGCTCAGCGGGGGTTGGCTTCCGCCGCCGCTTTTGCGTTGTTTTTTGGGTTGTTACTGACTCCTTCTCCGCGTACTCCGATTCCACGTCGTCGGAGCGGAGTTTTCTGTTCTTCCGGCTCGGCCACCACGGCCCTGGGATCCATACTGGGGACATTCTTCTTTTTCTCCTCTTGTTTTAGGCGAACATTTGTTAGCTCGCTGTCAAGATCTACTGTATCGGGCAGGATCTCTCCTTGCTTCAATATCTCAAGGAAAGTCTTGTCTGTGATTAGACCCGCTGTCGCTAATTGGCCTACTACACTGATGTCTTGACCAAGTAAGCGGTAGAAGTCGAAATCACGGTCCAGCGTGATCTTGGGTGGTTTCTTGCCGACGTATCTCGCTGCCATGTCGTAAGCGCCTTGTAAGGCGCTTTCTAGTTCCATTGAAATGATGGAAAGAACTGAATTGGCTTGCGCTTGGTCGATCCGTTTCGCATCCGCTGATTCTGCAACAAACTTTTGGCCTAGTAACTTCGTTACGCCAAGGTTTGTCATCTGGCCTTCCAGACTTGTTAATTCCTCTTGCTGCGCACGGAAACTGCCGGAATCGCACTGGATGTAATAAGCCTTCGTTCCAGGGTCCATTGCTATGGCGTAGTTGACGCCAAGAGAAGTTTCGTCTGGTCCGTTGTTCCAGCCCTCTAGGACGAGGGTTGGCATTGCTGCTAAGTGGAGTGCGTGGATTAAGTCGGCTTGACGTTGGTAATGGCAGATGTTGATTGAGGCGATATCTATTAGGGGTGGGGTGCTCGTTAGCATTCCGATCCGGTTTGTGTAGATCGGGACTAGGGGAATTTGGTCCAGGCTGTATTCACCGTCGCCTGTCCGGCCTTCGGAATTCCAGGTTTCGTAGCGGCCAGGACGCACCACCAGCATTTGTTGTTCGCGCTTTTCGCCGAATTCGCCGTCGGGTTTTGTTATCCAGCGGTGGATGCGGACTTGGGTGAGTGGGGAGCTGGGGATTGGGTTCTCTTGACGCCAGCCCCAGATGGTGGGGGCTTCGATGTTTACGAAGTAGGGGCGGCGGCCTGATGAAATTTCGTCGCGTAATGTGCGGATGTTGGATTCGGCAGGGAAGTCCACCAGGATTGCGCCGTGGCCGTACATCAAGGCTTTTACTAGGGCCTTGCGGCAAAATTCGTTTACGGAACTGCCTAGACCGTTTACATCCTTAGAAAATTCCTGCCAATAACGGTCGCCGTCGATTCGGACTGGGCGGCGTAGCACCATGCCCGCTGCATTCTCGATTAGACGTTGGGTGTAAGGAGATAAAACGCTGCGGCTTACTCGTACTAGATAGGCTTCGTCGTCTTCGCGGGGTTCTTGTTGGAGGTAGGTTCGGCAGTTATTTCGTAGATATTGGGTGCCGCTCATTACGGCTTGCATTGTTTGCCAGCCTGGCATCATGTCGAATACTGCGCTGTCTCGTTGGAAGGGTGTGCCCGTTCCACCGCCAAGAGTTTGGTATTCAGTTGAGACCAGGGTTGCGCCTGGTACTAAATTTCTGTATGGCTCCATATCCTCATTCTAGGGTGCTATCGCTTACTAGCCGAGTCAATAAAGGCGATACGACGTAGTGCCCAATGTAGAAGGCTTAGCAAGATTAAAACACTGTAAGCAGAGATAACCCAGGGCGTCAAAACTATGATCCACGCCCAGTTTTTTATTTGGTAGGCCCGTGTTCTCTTCGTAGACCAATGTGCGGAGGGATTTGATAAGTTGTTTGCAACGAGGGTGAATGTAGATACGCGGATTACCTTCATGGTCTTGGAGTCCCATGTTTACTGCTGTTATTTTGTCGCGGACTTTCCACGGGGATTTCGGTGATTGAACTTTGAAACCTGCACGACGCAGGATTGCATGGTCTGTGGCTCCGACACCTGAAGTCTTGCGGGCGCCGCCTGTGGGGTCGGGGCACGCGATTATGCGACGCTCCAGGCCATATTTGCGGGTTGCTTCTTCGCAGAATTCCCATGTCGTGCAGCCGCCGCTGATTACGATTTCGTCGAAGATGTGGAGGTCGTCGTCTACTTTTACTGCGCAGACTGCACTCATTGGATCAACGTTAAAGTCGATGCCCATGAGAAGAGATAGATCTGGTATGTCCTTGATCGTCGGGGTGATGTTCGCTTCGGAGAAATTGGCGGCGACAAGTCCAGACAGATTCTCAAAACTTGCTTCGAATTCTTGTCTGAATGTACGACGGTC